TCTTACAAGATTGGGTATACTCTTATCATGTCTGATATGAAAACGCCACCCTTATTTTATCATACTAATAGAAGTCTCCGTTGTTTCCTTATTTCTACGGGTCCAACCCTTACCAAAAGTTTTAAAAGTGCCTAGACTTTCGTAAAACTCTTGCCTAATTTTTCCAAACTCTTCAATCATATATTTAGGGCTCTGTCTGTTTATCAAAGCAAGCGTCTTAGGTCCTATCGCCCCATCTACGGATGCCCCACAGATTTTCTGCAACGCCTTGGCCGCACGACCCGTGCCGCTGTTCACACCCCAATCGAACGCACAAAAATCCAACCCACTAGGGAGGTCGTCACATTTAAGTCTCGCCCAGTAACTTTTCTTGTATATAGGCGCCACATCCTTTACGGTAAGCTTCTTCATGCTCTTTTTACCGCCACTAGCAACATATACTTTCTTAGTAACTCCGAGATTGGTTTCTCCTCCGGGGTCATCGGGATGGTTTACATACCCACCTTCGTGATGCAAAAGCATCTCTAGACATTTGTCAAAATTTGCCTTCATTTCTTTCCTCCTTATTTTGTTAAGCCTTTTGTCTTTTCGTATGACCTCAATCCTCCGATTCCGAGCATACCGCCCAAAACAGGCAACAGTGTACCCACATCAAATTCAGGTAAATCAGGGGGTTCTATGCCTATATAAGCAAAAACAAATATTAAAAACGGCTGAAGCACAAAGTGATATGCAAAAGCAATACCGCATGTCCAGCCCACGAATGGGCGCCAACCGCCCTTAAATAGCGACCCTGACGCCGCTTCCGCCTTGTTAATTTCTAATTGAGCAAGCATAGCCTCCTGAGCGTGTTTGTCTGCCATAGTGGCTAACTCGTGGGCAAGCTTTGCTTTTTGATCCTTGTCTTCTACAAATTTATCTAGCAATCCTGTAACGGGACCTACTAAACTTGTTAATACACTCATTGCGTTCTCCCATAAAACTCGGTTTGTTTATAACCGCTCTTATCAAATAAATACCAACAACAGTTATCTTTTCCTGTCATTTTGCTGTCAGGTATCCACTTTACTCTACCAATACTGACAATTTTTACAAGTCTTTGCATATAAGGCGTACTTTGTTGTGTATGAGGCCAATCGGCATCAAACAGGAGCCATGTTGGAGATAAACTAGATAATAACTCTATAATGGGGTGTAAAATTTTCCTGTCCCATGGGGGATTTGTAATAAAGAAATCGGGTTCATCAGAAGATCCCATAACGTCCTGTTGAGCTATATCCTGTCTCTGAGGCTCTATATCTGCCTTTAAAATGCACCGTCCAGAGGTGTTTCTAGTAATATGGTCTACAAGTGCCCCATCCCCCGCACACGGCTCTATGAACGTAAAATTACGAGGTAGATGGCTAAACAAAGGTTTAGCCGCCTCTAAAGGCGTCGGATAAAAATCTCTCGCAATTCTTTTGAAATTACTCCTCTTTCCCATCCTTCGGCTTTCTGTTCAGAACGCTACCTGTCAGTATAGCACCAAATGACAAATGAAACAAACCCCCACCCATTAAAGTGTACGGATCGTGGTGGTCTGTCATTTTTCTCATTAATTCCATCTGAAGTTGAGCATTTTCCATTGTATTCATAGTATCTATAAAACTTGCTATTTCTGGTCTATTTACTCCGTACCATACAGGAACGAGTACAAAATCAAATAAACATATAAAAAGATACACTCCCAAAGCTATTGATTGAAAATTGATATTAGCCATTCTTCGTGAATGCACTGGATGCTATGAAAGCTCCAATAATACCCATGTTTGAAAGAACCCAAGTGCTACCAATACTACTCAAATGATCCAACCTATCTAAAGGAACGAGATCAGTCATAAGCACCGCAATGTAAACTGTAACGGATATGGCGCTAAACCAAACCATGTATCTTTGTTGATCCTGTTTGGCGTTATCGTTCTCCAGACGGATCTTTCTCTCCATAATCTCAAGATCGTCTATTTGCTCGTCCCCGTTAACATCCAGTTTTGCTGCAAACTCTTTAGCTGCTTTACCTTTAAAAGTTTTCTGTGTCATTTAAACGCATCCTTCATTGCACTCATTAGGTCTTTGATGGTGACCCTTTTTTCTTTTGGATCGTAGAGGCACACAAGTTCTCTAGGACATGCATCAATACTTTCCATAATTTCAATGCCTCCTGATCCGTTAGCTCCCTCGTAGAGACACCAGTATTGTCTCGTCGTCTTCCCTCGGAAGCTCTCATGGACTTTCTCGACTTTTTTAAGTCGGCAAATCGTGTATCCCCCATTGTCGAGGGTTGGTCTTCTATAATGCTCATGTGCGGTTGTCCACGAGCCAGAGACCATAAGCAATAGCAACGAGGATAGCAATGCCAACGCCAAAGGTAAGAGTGCCAATAGTCCACATAATAATTTTTTCCCTACGTTCCTGTGCCTCATATACTTCTTTCTGTCTGCGCTTACGAATCTGGCCTTCCATACCTATCAATTCATCCCAAGCTTTGGTTCCATGGGTGAACATTATGAAAGTCTTCAATTCGTCGCGCTGCTGATCCAATTTTTTCTTGGCTGCAAATGCCTCTATAGCTTCTTGCTCTATACTCTGTCCATTAAATACTTTAGAAAATAAGGTAGGGTTCTTTGATCTTTTCTCTATATTAGCTACATCCGATACAGCGCCCATCCATTTAGATAGGTCTTGAGTCATACTTTCCAGTTCTCGGCCCGCCATAAAGGCTTTCTTGATTCCCCCAAATGCAGCCGTCGCCGTCGATATCGCTGCACTTATGGTAATCGGGTCCATACTACATCCGTATGACGATTGTTATGAGTAGAAGAAAAGTAGCACCAAAAGCACCAATAAGGATATTTTCAATCCTCCGAAAACGATTATAAATGTCCTTAAACTGAATCCTATTTTCAGTCTCAAGAGCAGTCGTGCGTGTATCAAGAGAGTGGATCTCTTTGTTAAGCGATGTCACCGTAGGTCTCGTCATTGTTGTGTTTGTTGCCTCTGTTTAAGTAATTCCCTATCCATTGCGGATTGTATTCTTGCGGCAGTCTGTTCTTCCTGACTTCGTAATCTTTTATCAAACTGTTCGTTCCTCTGTGCAAGAGATTGTTGCTCCAGACCAAGTTTTGCCTGATCCAACTGTGTATCGTTCTGTTCTGCCTGAGCCCTAAGCTCCAACTCCTTCTCCTTGAGTTGTACAAGAGGATCTGGGCCTTCTCCAGATACCTGTTGGCTCATCTGCTTCACTTGTTGCATACCTTGCGCTATCATCTGAGCTTTCAGCATTTCTACCTGCATAGGGTCCTGTACTCCCTGCTGTTGAGCCATAGCCATTGATTGCTCTTCAGCCTGTATCTTTACATGCTCCATGATGTGCTTTTGTAGAGACATTGCTACGGGAGGCATCTGCATAGCCATAGGCGTAGACCCAAAAACCATATGTGCCATAATATGGCTCTGATGGTCCTGTCCCTGAAAGGCCTTCAATTCTGCCATATCAAGAGCGTTAATGTTTTCCTGTGCGGGGTCTAACGGCTTATCTTCCGTCTGTGGAACCTGCTTTAATAGCCTATCCACATCCTTTACACCGAGTGCCTCATACATATCGTGGTACACTTCGTACATATTATGCAGTTCTGGGGCCGCTCCCGCCAACTGTAACTTGGTTTGTGCCAGTGCAATACGCTGTGCCTGACTAAATACGTTCGGGTTAGATACGGGTATTACGTCCACCCTATCGTCAAAATCCTCTGTTTTTACCGCAGAATCCACGCCTTCTATGGAATATGGGTATATTCCGGGTAAACTTTCGCTCATTACTTTCGCCAAAAGCTTAAATTCCAGCCTCATAGCGTAATGTAGACGCTTATGCACCGCAGACATGACCCGTGAGCCCTGTTCCAAGAGCGCAATAGTTGTTCCTACCGCCGCTTGCTGATTACCATCGCCCACTTTCATGTCTGTAATGGTCGCGAACCTCTGTCCTGCCTCCACTACGAAGCCCAGTAGCTGAAATAGCGTCTGATCTGGACCTTTAAACGGCAGCGGCATAAGGCTGTCACGAATAGCCCCTCCGGGAGCGTCCACATCGCGGAACTCACCGGGCTGAAGCGGGTCATCGTCGTCTCGGATACGCAATCCGCGGGCCTTGAAGCCCGCTGGGAGATTGGATAACGTTCCTGCGTCAATTAACTGCCTCAGTGCCGCCGTGGCGGTTCGTGACAACCCGCCAATCGTGTGAATCAGACCTAAACCATAAAATCCAAACCCCGGAAGGAATTTATAATGCACAAAATATTGTATTTTACGCATATTATCGTCGTTTTCTGCATAATTTCTGCGAATAGATAGGATTTGTCCGTTATCTTGCGATATCGTAACGACGTATGGAATTTTTATTCCTGTTGGTTCGCCCTCTTCGTCTTTATCCTCGTATCCTTCGAGGTCTAAATCCACATGACATTCTAAAATTGTGCAATCGTAGTCGATTTGAGACGCACTTACGCCATCAATTCTCTCCAATTCGCTTGAAATAGAGTCCGAATCACCCTGAGCGGGTATAACAGGCATGTCAATATAAAATCCTGCTACCTGTTTTTTGCGTAAATCGTTCAAAGACATGCGAATCACTTGCGTGATGTTCGGACAAGTCTCCAAATCGGACGTTTCGTAGGGTACAACAAGGTTTTCAGCGGGTACAAACTTACTTACCGCCCGTCCCAAGGTTTCATCGTAATAAACCTTCTTAAATGTTGAACCCGCAAGAGGTAAATAGAACAGCATCTGGTCTAATTCAGGAGTATATTCCTCCATTACGCATGTCATATAATAATTCATAAACTGACTGACACGCTGTGCTTGTGCTGTCTTGTCTGGGGTTTCTGATCCGAGGACCACGGCCCGTATAGGACCGCCCGCGGGCAACAGTTCGTTAAACGCCTGTGCCTGAAACTGTGTGGCCGCTTCTGCCAAGATGGGGTGTGTTACACCGCTCGCGCCTCGGAAAGGTTCCGAACGTTCATTATAATTAAAACCCAGTAATTCAAGGCCATTGGCGTAGGCATCTTCCCATTCCTGACGGCTTGCCTTGTTCGCATCGAACTCCGACAAAAGTTCCGAGGCTATTCGCCCAAGTTCCCTGTCTGGCATTTCTTCCGCCAAGTTGGCATAGAAGTCCTCATTCATGCCCCGTTGGTCTTGTGGATCGAAGTCCACCTCAACGCCACCGTCTTCCTCCATCGTTATTTCGATTTCAGGCGTTTCCATGCCCTCGGTAATCGGAATGATGTCCGCGTCCATCGAGCCGGGGATCTCAAGTTCTATCTCAGCCTTTAAATCTTCTTCATCCAGTTGTGACGGTACACGGTCCACTAAGCCCGCATTGGGTATTCTTTCTTCTGCCATAAGGATCTCCTTTGACGATTAACCTACCATAGGTCGTTGGGGTTTTGCAATGAATTGCTGAAAAGTGTCTATGCCTTGTGGTCCGCGGAACATGTTCTTTGCTATGTGTTCCATTCCCGCTATTCCGCCGTGAGCCATAGGTTTAAGTTTGGACAAACCCTTAACAACATTGTCTTCTTTTTTTCCTAAATTAACTAAAACGTCAGATTCTCTTATCTTTTTTCTTAAATCCTCTGTTTTTGTAAAGGCCTCTTCATTACGCGGATCAAACGACAATCCTTTTTTATAGAAATCGTCATCTCTGCTAATAAGAAAATCAACAGGTACATGCGTGTAACCAGCTTTTTTTGCAGCTAATGTTCTATGAGCCCCTTCTGAGTATCCGGGGCCCCTTACCAAAATAGCTTTTCCTCTTTCGTCATATTTAATATTTATATGAGGAGGAGCAAACTTTTTACCCTCCAACATACTTTTAGCCATTTCCTCTACATACTCATCGTCTGGACGCACTGGATGTAATTTTAAGGCCTCCTCTATAGGTAACATAATTGTCCTTACACGCCTACGAGATTCATTTTGATGACCCGTACTACCAATACCTTTTTCTCTATCAAAAGGCATTGGGTTTGCGTCCAAAGGCAACTCTAGCTGTTCGGGCGGTTTTGTTTTTAAATAGTAAATAATTTGTTTTAATTCTTCTCTATCTATCGGAACATCCTCTAGATTACCCGCCCTTCTCACTGCAGCCTCCACAGATATCTCAGGGTCTAATAAATGTTGTATTCTATCATTGTTTCTACCTATAAAGTCATAGGCGTCTTTTTGAGCGTCATTCAATTTAAGCGGAACAAAGTCCTCGCCTCCTGAGACCATCTTTTTCAAACTGCTTTTGCCCACAACCTGTTCTATAAGATCCTCAGTAACTCCATAAATATCCACATCTTCAGGTGTAAAAGGTTCTTCTGGTTTTATGCCCTCTTCGGTTCTCTTTTCCGAAACATGTGTTCTTTTATAGTCAGCTAGATCATCCATAAAATCAAAAGGTTTGTGTCGTCCCCGTTCTTTTAAGACTTTAATAAGTTTTTCCTTTACGGCATCTTCCCGTAAAGCTTCTCCTGTATTAATTGTACTGTTTGGCTCAAAAATAATCATTCTATTTAAGCGATCCAGTTCTTCATCTGAAAGTTTTCTCAAATCATCTATAGACGAATTTGCTATAGCATTCTTTATTTCTTTAAGCTGTTCAAACGCTTCAGTGCTTTGTTCTTCAAATAACTTTTTTTGTAGATCTAGTTCTTCGTAGTCTTTCGTCGTTAATCGTTTAGCTAACGGATCAGGAGAAAACGGCGAACTGTCCCCTCCGACACTTTTCCA